AATTAGCTCTACACTTAGAGTGGATTTCAAGCTTTGAAGAAATATATCTATGGTTTGATAATGATGAGCCTGGTAGAAAAGGTGTAGAAGAGTGTATTAATATACTCCCTATAGAGAAGGTTAGGATTATAAGACATCCTGACTATAAAGATGCCAATGACTTACTAATACATAAAGGTAAGCCAAGCATCATAAATGCTTTCTACAATGCAGAGCCATACAAACCAGAAGGTATATGTATTCCTTTAGATATTATGGAAGATGCTTTAAAACCAGTTGAGGTTGGAAGACCTTGGTTCTTTGAGAAGCTATCCACTATAACATATGGAAGAAGATTAGGAGAGATTGTATCTCTAGGAGCTGGTGTATCTGTAGGTAAAACTGATGTTGTAATGACTTCAATTGCTTATGACTTAAAACAAGGATACAAGGTAGGTACATTCATGTTAGAACAATCAACGAGAGAAACTCTTTTAAGAATCTCTGGGAAGATTGATGATTGTTTCTATCATTTACCTAATCAAGAGAACAGTGACCCAGTGAAACTAAAGAAAACAATACAAGATATTGATGGATTATACATCTATGATAACTTCGGTATGATTGACTGGGATACAATCTCAAGTAAGATTAGATTTATGAAACACTCATTTGGTGTTGAACACTTCTATATAGATAACCTAACAGCTTTAAATGCAGCTGCTGATGATGAACGTAGAAACCTTGATAAGCTTATGGCTGAGGTTGCTGGGTTAGCTCAAGAGTTAAATGTATGGATACTATTAGTAAGTCACCTTAACCCACCTAAGACTGGTAATTCCCATGAACAAGGTGGTAAGGTTGAACAGAATCAGTTTACAGGTTCTCGTAGTATTATGAGATGGTCAGCATTGATGTTAGGTGTAGAGAGAAATACAATAGCTGAAGATGTTGATGAACGACAGAAAGGCTTGATAAGAGTTATTAAGGATAGGTTCAGTGGAGAGGCTACAGGTCAAACCATAGGCTTTAGGTATGATATGGGAACTGGTCAGTTACTAGAGAGTGACGATATAGACCAGTTACTTGATGAAGAAGATAATGAAAGTGAGGATTTTTAAGATGGATAAAGCTACATTAAAATTATTACGTAAACTAGCTACGATAAATGACTTAATATTGAATGAAGGTTATCCAGCTAGAGACCTTCCAGATAGATTATGGGAAGCCTGGGAGCTGTGTGAATAATGAAAAGAAGATTTGATATGTTAGGGAATGAGATATTCATTGGTGATAAAGTTATTACTTATTTATCACAACGAGGTAAAAGCAGAAACGCTGGATTAGTGGTAGCTACTATTACTGCTTTTACGCCTAAAGCTATAAGAACTGATATAGGTCTTAAAGGTTGTGTTGTTTTAATTACTAAGCAAAATGACAATGAAGTTGATAGATAATGAGACGCTTAGTATATGATTTAGAGACCAACGGACTATTGTATGAAACTACAGAGATACACTGTGGTACTATATACGACTTAGATTCTAAAGAGTCCTTTATGTATAGTGATAATGAATCAATGGTAGGTAGAGATGGTAACATACAAGATATGTTATGTAACCTACAAGCTGCTGATGTAATCATAGGCCATAACATCATTAAGTTTGATAACATGGTAATACAAAAGTTATATGGTATTAACCTAAGCAAAGAGGTTGAGTGTATTGATACATTAATTCTTAGTAAACTTAAGTACCCTGACACTATGAAGTTAGATGCTAGAAGACCTGCAATGCCTCCAAAGCTTAAAGGTAAGCATAGTCTAGCTGCATGGGGTTATAGAACTAAAACTATGAAAGATGATTACTCTGGTGAGTGGCATACATTAAACCAAGAGATGTTTGATTACTGTAGACAAGATGGAGTAGCAACTGCTGCGATATACAACCACTTCCTAGATAAAGGAATGCCTCCTCAGGAAGCTATAGACCTTGAACAACAGTTTGCACATATCATAGCTCGACAAGAGTTATATGGTGTATTGTTTGATGTTAAAGCAGCACAGAAACTTCATGTAGAACTTGAAGAAGCTAAACTTACTATGGAACAGGAAGTATTTAATGTATTTAAACCATTACCTATCTTTACAAAGAAGAATGAAATCAAGAATAAGACTAAGAAAGATGGTGGTATATCTGCTGTGTATCAAAAGCAACTTGATAAAGGTTTCTACTTTAATAAAGAGGGTGTATGGGGAGTTGATGTAATTACTGAGTTTAACCCAGGGTCACGACAGCACATAGCGTATTGGATGAAAACCTTATTCAACTGGGAGTCACCAGAGAAAACTGATAAAGGAAACCCAGTTATCAATGAAGGAATACTTAAAGGTGTTAAGGATATACCAGAGGCACATACACTAGCTACTTATTTTAATGTTACAAAGATATTAGGTCAGTTAGCTTTAGGGCCTCAGGCATGGCTTAAGCAAGTTAGAGATGATGGTAGAATACATGGAAGTGTAGATACACTAGGAGCAGTTACTCGTAGATGTACTCACAGTCGTCCTAACATGGCTCAGATACCTTCAGCTAAACACAATGATGATGGTGCTATTATGGGTATTGAAGGAGGCTTTGGTGTTGAATCAAGGTCTTTGTTTATAGCTAAAGAAGGATACAAAATAGTTGGGTGTGATGCAAGTGGTTTGGAACTACGTGTATTAGCTCATTTTATGGCTAAATATGATGGAGGAGCTTATGGAAAAACAATATTGGATGGAGACATACACACCGCAAACCAAAAAGCTGCTGGACTCCCTACAAGGAACAATGCTAAGACTTTCATCTACGGTTTCCTCTATGGGGCTGGAGCAGCGAAACTGGGGGAGATTGTTGGCGGAGGATTTAAAGAAGGTGATAGACTTAAAAAGAGATTCCTTAGAAAGTTACCAGCTATCGCAAAGCTTGGAGAAGCTGTTGTCGGAGCAGTTAAGAAGAATGGAACACTAAAGGCTCTTGATGGAAATCCTTATTTAATTAGGAGTGAACATAGTGCATTGAATGTATTGCTCCAAGGAGCTGGAGCTTTAGTTATGAAATACTGGAACGTAGAGTGTGATAGATATTTTCAAGAAGATATGGGGCTTACACCTGGTATTGATTATGAACAGGTACTGTCAATTCACGATGAGTGTCAGTGGGAAGTTAAGGAAGAGTATGTAGAGGACTTCAAGAAAGCTACAGAACATTGTTTCCATAGGGTAACAGAACAATTAGGATTTAGGATAAGATTAGATGGAGAAGCAAAATCAGGAGCAACTTGGTATGAAACCCACTAGAATGTGTAGACATTGTGGTAAGGAGTCAATGGATTTAACATTATATAGAAAATGTAATACAAAATTAGGTTATGCTAATGAATGTAAAGAGTGTATAAATAGAATTAATAGGGAGCTATGGAAAGACCCTAAGAGTCCTAGGAAGAAATTTCAATTAGCTACTAGATATAAATGTACTCCAGATGAATATACAGAACGTATGGCTTCTTCTAATTGCTGTGAGATATGTGGTAAGATTAACGAGCTTTGTTATGACCATTGCCATACTACAATGAAGTTCAGAGGTGTTATATGTAGGTCATGTAATAAAGCTATAGGACAATTAGGTGATACAGCAGACTCTGTATTAAAAGCATATAAGTATTTAGAAAGGTTTGAAGATGAAGCGAAATAGAGGATGGGGTAATTTACCTAAATTTAGTCAAGATATGTTTGAAGAGCGTTACTTCCTAGAAGATGAGAATTACGATGAGTGGTTAACTAGAATGTCTAAGTATGCTGATGATGAGCCGATGGCTGAGAGAATTAAAGATTATATAAGTAATTATTGGTTTATGCCTAGTACACCAGTAAGCTCTAACGGTAACTCACCAGAACGAGGATTACCTATCAGCTGTTATGTTAATGAAGTACCTGATAATAAGGAGGGGATATTTGGAAAATACACAGAAAACAACTGGCTCGGTGCAGCAGGAGGTGGCATCGGAACTTCTTGGTCAAACGTTAGAGGAATTGGAGAGCGAGTTGGAATTAACGGTAGGTCTTCTGGCATCATCCCGTTCATCAAGGTATCAGATTCTTCAACACTTGCGGTTAGTCAAGGGGGACTTAGACGAGCTAGTCAAGCAGTATACCTCGATATTAATCACCCTGAAATCGAAGAGTTTATAGATGTTAGAAAACCTACAGGTGATGCTAACAGAAGAAGTCTTAATGTTCACCATGGAGTTGTTATCACTGATAGTTTTATGGCTTGTGTTGAAGCTAGAACTACATATCAGCTAGTAAGCCCTAAGGATAACAAGGTAGTTAGAGAACTAGATGCCTTTGATGTATTTAAAAAGATATTGGTTAGTAGAATGGAAACTGGAGAACCTTACATATTATTTAAAGATAATGTTAATAGATTAAAACCTGATGAATACAAAGCTAAGAACTGGGATGTTACTATGAGTAACCTATGTGCAGAAATAACATTGCATACAGAACCTGACTATACTGGTGTATGTTGTTTAGCTAGTCTAAACTTAGAGTACTTTGATGAATACAAACAAGACTTAAATCAAGTTGTATATGATTGTACAAGATTCTTAGATAATGTATTAACTGATTTCATTAATCTTACTGAAGATAAACCAGGTTTTGAAGCAGCAAGAAAGTCTGCTATGTACGAGAGAAGTATTGGCCTTGGTGTTATGGGATTCCATAGTATGTTACAGAGTAAAAATATACCTTGGGAATCTCCAATGGCTAAAGGATTGAACCTTAGTGTGTTTAAAGCTATTAAAGAAGCTACAGAGTTAGCTAACCTTGAGGCAGCTTGTAGGTATGGTGCGAGTCCTTTAGGTGTTGAGACACTTACAGGTAAGAGGAATACACATACAACAAGTATAGCACCTACAGCTTCTATAAGTACTTTATGTAATGGTACGAGTCAAGGTATTGACCCTAGATTAGCTAATGGTTATATACATAAAACTAATATAGGTAGTTATACGATAAAGAATAAGTATCTTGAAAGCTTACTGCTTACTAAGTGTAATGTAGACCATACAACAACTTGGAAGTCTATCATAAAACATGGAGGTTCGGTACAGCACCTTGACTTCCTAACGGACTATGAGAAGGATGTATTTAAAACAGCTATTGAGTTGAATCAGTTTGTAACTGTAGACTTAGCAGCTGATAGAGCTCCTTGTATAGACCAAGCACAGAGTGTAAACCTTTTCATACCTTCAGATGAAGATGTAGAGAATGTATACAACCTACATGTTAGAGCTTGGAAACAAGGTGTTAAGAGTTTATATTACTGTAGGTCTACTGCAGCAGTTAGAGGTGATGGTGGTTCTAAGGAACGAGAGATTATAGCAGTTGATGAGTGTTTATCATGTCAGTAGTACTTAGAAAGTGTAGGATTTGTAGTAAAGAAGCAATAACAGTTGAGGATTTAGAAGGCTTCACTAAGAATAATAAGAGTCCTTATGGTAGAACTACTTTATGTAAGCCTTGTGGTAGTATTCAAAGTAGTAAAGCCCCTAGACATTCCAGATATAAGAATGTATATGGAATAACTGCAGATGAGTATAAACGATGTATGGCGACAGCAACCTGTTGTAATAAGTGCGGCAGTATAGATAGCTTATGTTATGACCACGACCATAATAAAAAAGGTATTGTAGCTTTTAGAGGTGTCTTATGTAGACAATGTAATCAAGCTATAGGACAGTTAGGTGATACAGAAGAAGGTATCTTACAAGCATTACAATATCTAAGGAGATATAATGAGCAATTTAATTAAAGGAGAGTCTAAAATTTTTAAGCCTTTCCATTATCCCTGGGCGTTTGAAGCCTACAGATTACATGAAAGTAGTCATTGGTTAGCTACGGAAATACCACTAGCTGATGATGTACAGGATTTTGGTAAAGCTTCTAAAGAAGAACAAGTATTTATAGAGAATGTTATGAAGATGTTCACTACTAATGATATAGCAGCCTCACAGGGCTATACAGGGCTTCTACGTATCTTTAAGCCAACAGAGGTAGTTATGATGCTTTCAAGCTTTGCAGCACGAGAGGCATGTCATATAGATGCTTATAGTCTATTTACAGAGACATTAGGTTTTGATGATGATATATACAAAGACTTCTTAGATATACCAGAGATGTCAATCAAAACTGATTACCTAGATAAAGCTAAGGTTAAGAAATACGAAGACTATAAGTCAGTAGGTTTATCTGATATACAAGTGGATAAACAATACAGAAGAGATGTTGCTAGGATGTTAGCAGTATATGGAGGATGCTTAGAAGGTATTGAATTGTTTGCACAGTTTGCTATGTTATTACAATATCAGTTTGACAATAAATACAAAGGTTTATGTCAGATAGTAGACTATAGTATCAAAGATGAATCACAACATCAGATTAATAATAGTAAGTTATTTAGAACTTTTGTAGCTGAGAACAGTGATATTTGGGATGACGACTTAAAGTATGATATATATCAAGCAGTACGAGAGGTTGTAGCTCAAGAAGAAGTTATGATTGACTACCTTAATCCTCCTCATATGGATAATGAGGTATGTAAACAGTACGTTAAGTATCAAGCAGACAATGCTTTAAAACTTTTAGGTATGAAACCTAATTACAATATAATAGATAACCCTCTTCCTTTTATGGATGAAGTGTTAGGTGGTGTTAGTCTTGTAAACTTCTTTGAGAATAGAGTTACAGATTATGGTAAAGGAACTCTTACAGGTTCTTGGGATAAATTAAAAGGAAAGAAATAATATGCAAATAGCTAAATGGAATTACACAAGAAACAATACAAACTTTAACCCTGAGGTTGAACACAGAATGCTGAGAGAAGAAGCATTAGAATTTAAGTATGGGATGGATATGTATTTCGTAAGAGATACTATAAGTAACTTAGAGCATAACGAACAGGCAAGAGTTACCGCTATAATTGAGATGGTAGATGCCTGGGCTGACTTCTATTTTGTATTATCTGGGAGTATCTATAAGTCATTAGGTACTCACGAAGCTTTCGACTTCGACCACTACAGAACACAGGAGCGTTATATGTATAATTTATTAACAACTGATTTAGAAATACCTTGTGATGTACTTGATAACTGTCTTCAAGTTGTTATAGATGCTAACAACGCTAAAGGAGCTAAGAAGCTTGATGGTAAGGTACAGAAAGGTGATAACTGGAAAGACCCTAAAGATGTTATAGCAGCTATCTTGGAGGTACTATAATGAAAACATCTTTAGGAAGCTTAAAGAAGTTTGACTCAGGTAAGCCTATGGTAAGCTTGGTAGAACCTAAGTTTATCTTAGGGATTGCTGATATACTTACATTTGGGGCTGAGAAGTATGGTAAGAATAACTGGAAGTTAGCTAAAGAAGATGACATGGCTAGATACAAAGATGCTTTAATGAGACACCTTATGAGCTACCTTGATGGTGAGCTGTTAGACCCTGAGAGTGGTAAACCTCATCTACATCATATTGGTTGTAACTTAATGTTCTTAGAGTACTTTGATAGACAACCAAAGACTCATGGACTTGAAGAGTTCATACACGAGGTACAATATGGGAATGCTGGAGATGTCTGAGAAAATATACCTAACGAATAAAGAGAAAGTTGTAATGATGTGTCACAATGGAGATATTCCCGAGGCACTTCTAAATAAGATAGTAGATACCTACTGGAAAGGATAAGACAATGGCTATAGCATTAATAGACGCAGATAGTTTTCTGTATAGATGTGGGTTCGCCCTAGAGGAAGAGTTAGATGATGGTACATTCTTTGTAGACTTTGATAACGCTAAAGATTACCTAGATGGGTTTATTGATGGTGTATTGTTTAATACAGACTGTGATGACTATGAACTATGGCTTACAGGTAAAGATAACTTTAGATACAAAGTAGCTTCAGACACCTTACCAGATGCCTATAAATACAATAGGAAAGACTCTAGGAAACCTGATAAGTTTGATGAGATGTGGAACTACTTAGTGAAAGTACATAAAGCTAAGGTAACACCCTTCTGTGAAGCAGATGACGTTTCGGTTACTAAGAAGACCGAAACTCCTAACGAATATATATTATGTGCTATTGATAAGGATGTATTGTATCAATCAGAAGGTACACATTATAATTATGGTAAGGATGAATGGGTTACAGTATCGTTGGAAGAAAGTATATACTATGCTTACTTACAGACTCTTACAGGTGATGTTACAGATGGATACAAAGGTTGTAAGAACATAGGGCCTGTTAAGGCTAAGAAGCTCCTAGGAGAGCCTGGAGAGTTTAATGAACGTCAACTATGGGCTAGAGTCTTAAAGGCTTACAGAGCTGCTAAGATGCCTAAAGACTATGCACTTGCTACTATGAGATTAGCACAGATGCACCAACTAAAGAGAGATACCAAAGGTAAACTTAAACTTAACCTTTGGACTCCACCAAGCAAAGGAGAATGTATGATAGATGCATTACCATTTTAATGAGAGTCTTATGTAGACTATGTGGTCAAGAGAAACCAGGTAATTGGTATACATTGATATGTGATGATTGTAATAAAAAGATAAACCCTCTGTAACTCCCGATAACTTGGGGGCTGCAGGGGGTTTTCTGCATTAGACTGGACATATTAGGAAAAAGAATGGATAGAGAAGGTTAAAGTATATAAAGACTCTTTAAGACTCTTAAGGAGATTCTTCATTATGAAGCAACCTTAACTACCTTAAACATTCCTTTATGATTAACATCGAGCTTTCATGTATCGCTGTTAGGATTATACAAACAAGGCTAGAAAAGTACAGAGTTTCTGTAGTCTCTCTCAGGTTAACTAAAGACTGATTGATAAAACTACTATAATATAATAATAACATACCCTTATAAGGAAATAATAATGTTAAAACAAATAATACAAGAATTGGATGTATTGTATCCAGATAGGTTTAGTCCAGAGACTGACCAATTTAAACAAGGTGAAATCTATGGTGCTATAAGAGTAATCAGATTTTTAAAAGATAAATACTTAGCTGAAGAGTTTATGGTATTACCGAAAGGAAAGGTGTAAGCTCTATGGGTTGGGGAAGTAAATTTAAAAAAGCAGTGAAGAAAACTAAGAAGGTTATTAAGAAAATTAATAAACCTATAAAGAAGGTTACTAAATCTGTTAGTAAGCCAGTTAAGAAGGCAGCTAAGAAAACATTACCAAAAGCTGTTGTTAAAGCATCTAGTAAAGCTGTCAGTGATACTAAGAAAACTGTAAATAAAGCTGTACGTGATACAGAAAAAGAAGGCTCTAGGTTTGTTAAGTCTGCTGGTACTGCTCTAGGTAAAGCTGGAACAGATATATGGAAGACTGTAGAGAAAGCTGGACAAGATGTTAGAGGCTTAATGAATCCAGTGGGTGATTACTTATGGGATGAAGGTATGGATAAAGTAAGTGAAGTAGGTGAATCATGGGGTAATACATTAACAGGTGGGCCTAAAGGTATAGATACAACATATGCTGGTGATGCTTATGCAGAACGTACAGCTAAAGGCCTATTAGCAACTGATGATACACCTACAGGTCTTAAAGGACTTAAAATTAAAAGGAAAGATAAAGATAGTGCTTCTACTAGCCAACGATTATCTACTGGAAGGTAGTATTAGATGGCTAAACAAGAATTAGACCACAAAGGTCTACAGGCAATCTCAACTGTTAAAGCAGCTTATGATACATTAGATAAAGACCGTATAACAGTAATTGATAAAGCAGTTGACTGTGCTAAGGTTACTATTCCTAGTGTATTAGTTGCTTCATCACATACAGAGCAAACAGCTCTTGTAGATACATTCAACTCTATAGGTGCTAGAGCAGTTAACAACCTTAGTAGTAAATTACTATTATCGTTACTACCTCCATCTACACCATTCTTTAGGTTAAACCCTAGTGATGATGTATTGGCTGAAGGTGGTACTACAACAGAGATTGAGAAACAACTAGCAGCCCTAGAGTTACGTATTGTCTCTGAAGTAGAACGTAAAGCATATAGGTCAACAGTATTCGAAGCATTTAAATCTCTAATAGTTACTGGTAATTCTTTACTATTATTAGAAGAAGGTACAATGAGTATGTTCAAACTAGATAGATATGTTATTAATAGAGACTTCTCAGGTAATGTGCTTGAGATAATCCTAAAAGAAACTATATCTGGTAGAGAACTACCTGAAGACCAACAAGAAGGTTTAGAAGCTGATGAACTTAAGAAACCTGTTGATGTATATACACGTTACTATTCAACTGGTAATGGTAACTGGTTAAGTTATCAAGAGATTAAAGATGAGGTTATTGAAGGTTCTGAAACAACCTTCAAAGATGATACACTACCTGTAATTCCATTAAGATGGTCAAAGATTTCAGGTGAGAACTATGGTCGTGGTATGGTTGAAGCATTCCTAGGGGACTTAAGAAGTCTTGAAGGTTTAACACAACTACTATTAGAACATACATCAATAGCTGCAACTACTATCTTTGGTGTAAAACCAGGGAGTGTATTGTCAGTAAGTGACCTTGAGGGTGCTGAGAATGGTGGTGTTATCATTGGAGACTTAGAGCGTGATGTATCTGTATTAAGAGTCGACAAGGGTTCTGATATGCAATTACCGATGCAGATGTCACAAGAGATAACACAGAGAATCTCAATAGCCTTTATGTTACAATCAGGTGCTGTAAGAAACTCTGAGAGAACAACAGCAGTTGAAGTACAATACTTAGCTAAAGAACTTGAAGATACTCTAGGTGGTATCTATAGTGTAATTAGTCAAGAGTTTCAACTACCATTAGTTAAGTTAATACTTAATGATTTAAAATATGACTTAGAAGGTTCAGTAGAGATATCTGTTGTAACTGGTTTAGAGTCTTTAGGTCGTAACAGTGATTTACAGAAACTAAGAGAATTAAATGCTATGATAGCTGAGGTTAATCCTCAATATCTAACACAGTATCTTAAAGTAGATGAATACTTAAAGAGAATAGCAACCGCAGTAGGTGTACAGAATACAGAAGGTCTATTTAGGTCTGATGAAGAAGTACAACAACAACAAGCAGCACAAGCTCAAGCTCAAGCAGCCCCAGACCAACAACAACAAGGATAGATAATGGTAAATGTTAGAAAATTAGTTAAAGATACAGACTATAAACCAAGAGACAAGAAGAAAGAAAATGGTAGTAATACTATTGACTTAACACCAAAGAAAGTAGTAGCTAAAAAAGCTGCTGCTAAATAGTAATAACACCGTAGGAGGATACAATGGAAGACATACAACAAGAACAACAATTAACAGAACATGACCAAGCAATGGTAGATTTAGTAGATAATAAAGCAGCTGCAGCTAATGGGCAAGCAAACCCAGATGAAGCTCCAGAATATGTAGAGCCTACAGAACCTATACCATTACCTGAGAAGTTCAAATCACAAGAAGATTTAATCAAAGCATACAATGCACTTGAACAGAAACTTCACAGTAACCAGTCAGAATCTGAACCAGAACTCGAGGCTTCAACAGAGGATGTTCACGAACAACCTGAAGCGACAACGGACAATTCTAGTAAAGATACGGATGAAGTTACAGTAGATGTTAATACAATAGTTGATAGTATTGTTAGTGGTAATACTGAAGTAACACCTGAGATGAAGGACGCTTTAATAGCTGGTGGTATGACAGAGGCTACAATCGAATCATTGATTAATGTTGGTAATGTAAAGGTTACTGAGATTAAGAATGATTTGTATTCTACTGTAGGTGGTGAAGAGTCTTATGATTCTTTAATGGAACAAGCTGGGGATGTATTATCAGATGATGAGATTGACTCATATAACGAGGTATTATCTTCAGGAAACCTTGGAGCTATGAAGTTAGCTTTAAGAGGCCTAGCAGCTGCTGTAAACCCTTCAGGAGATACACAGCAATACACTAGACCAGTAAGAGGTTCGAGCACTCCACAAGCTCCACAGGGTAAATCATTCGATGATAAAGGGGAGATGTTTAAAGCAATGAATAACAAGCTTTATGGCAAAGACCCAAGTTATACTAGAATGGTAGAGAATAAAATAGCAATGAGTAACTTCTAGGTAGTCTATACCTCGAGGTTTATAACTTAAAATAGACACAATATAAAACAGGAAAACAAACATGGCAATTACTAACGTAGGTGTATTAACAAAAGACGGAGCAGGTGATTCAAAAGCACTAGCATTAAAGATTTATTCAGGTGAAGTATTAAACGCATTTGACAAAAAGAACTTAGCATTAGATTTAATTAAAGTTAGAACAATAGCTTCTGGTTCAAGTTCTCAATTCCCAGTTACAGGAAACATTGCTGATACTTCAGTTGCTACACATACTCCAGGTGCTGATGTATCTACAACAGATATGTTAGTGTCTGAAAGATTAATTGCAATCGAAGACTTACAATATGTATCAACATTCGTAGATAACTATGAAGAAAAGATGGCACACTTTGAAGTTAGAGGTGAGTTAGCTAAGAGAAGTGGTGAGTCACTAGCTACTAAGATTGATAAACAAGCATTTGGTGTTGTATTAGCTGCAACTCAAGCTACAGGTGTTGCTAATCAACCTAATGGTTCTGAAGTAAACAATGATGTTATTGAAACTGGAGCTACTTCTGAAGAGAAGGGTGATGCTATTATGGCTTCTATCTTTGCTGCTGTATCTATCTTAGATGGTAACGATGTTACTGGTGATAAGATTTTCATTACTAACCCAACTAACTACTACAATATTGTACAATCTCAAAAAGTTATTAACAGAGATTTCAATGGTGGTGATAATGGTAGTATTGCTAAAGGTAATGTTATCGAAGTTGCTGGTGTTAAGATTATGATGTCTAACCACATGGGACAAGGTACTGCTGTAGATGTAGGTGGAGTTAATAAGAAACTTCAAGGTTTACTATTCACACAAGATTGTGCTGGTGTAGTTAAGCTTATGGACGTTGCTTCTGAGTCTAACTATATTCCTGAGAAACTAGGAACATTAATGACAAGTTCATATGCTCTTGGTATGGGAATATTAAACCCAGGTGCAAGTGTTGCTATATGTGGCGGAGACGCTTAATAGTTAAGCATTAAAATAAGGTAATCTCTTTAATTAGAGGTTGCCTATTTTTTTCTGTTTAGTTTTAAACGCTAAATAAGATTAAATAGAGGAAATTATATGTTAAGAAAATGTAGAGTATGTAGCTTAGAGGCTGAAGATGAAGGAGAGTTAGTTCTATTCTATAAGGATAAAACTTGTAAATATGACAGAGATAACATCTGTAAGCCTTGTGCTAATATACAGAGAGCTAAGGCTAATATATTACGCCAGGAGAGATATCAATGGGAAGCCATACAGTCACTAGGTGGTAGTTGTGAGGGCTGTGGTAAAGTAGTCACTAAGGATACTATGGTGTGTTTTGATTTCCATCATACACAAGATAATAAGAGAGAGGGTGAGCTTACTATGTCCCACATAATACAGAGAAACTCTCTTAGTATTATTCTTAAAGAAGCCACAAAGTGTATTTTGTTTTGTGCGTGTTGTCATAGACTTCACCATAAGAAATACGGATATTAATTTAAATAGAGGAAATACAATATGGAATTATACGTAGGTATTAATAAGCTGTTAACAGCGATAGGTGAAACTACAATAGATGTAGATTTCAGTTTAGAGAATGCAGACCCAGCTAGTGATGTGGGTAGAGCTAAGGCGTTGCTTGAGGCAACAAATAGAACAGTACAGTTACAAGGGTGGTATTTTAATAAAAGTAAAGATATTACATTCGTACCGGATACAGAAGGATACATAGCATTAGGTACACATATTCTATCTGTAATAGGTACAACAGGTAACTACATTGAGAAAGACCACAAGTTATTTGATGTAACTGCTTATAGTTTTGTATTTGATAAACCAGTACACTGTGATATAATTACTTTAGTTCCTTTTGATGATGTACCAGCAACAGTAGTTGAGTGGGTTGTTAGAGAAGCAGCTGTAGAGTTCTATAATAACGTTGTAGGTGATACAACAGAACTAGCACAACTTAAGGAAGCAGCACAGAGAACATATGTATTAGTACAGAAGGAAGAGAACTTACATACTAAAGCTAACTTAATTAGTGGTTCTAGGGTTGTATCAAGAAACAGATTACCAACAGGAATTAGGTAAGTCCTATGGCTGGTATTATTAATGAAAATATCCCAGGGTTCTTTGGTGGTATATCACAACAACAAGATGACTTAAGAAGAAATGACCAAGTTGAAGAGATGTTAAATTGTATGACTACTATTACTGATGGTACAATACGTAGACCTAGAGTTCAATCAGATGGTGTATTTACCCATAATGACTCTGGTGAAGTACTTAAGAGTTTCTACTATAGACGTGATGATAATGAACAATACATCATATCTGTTGTAGAGTCCTTAGGTGCTTTAGTTATCTCTAGGGCTGATGGAAGCTCTACGGTAACTGTTGATGTACCTCAGGATGTTAAAGATTACTTAGCAACACCTGATGTTACTACAAATATTAAAGCTATAACACTTAGTGATGTTACTTATATTGTAAATACAACAAAGGTAGTAGGTACTGAGTTAGTAGCACCAAGTACTATGGATTTAGATGATGCATATAGTTATGATGTAACTACATTCCACGAAGCTAAGATGGATTCTATAGGATATGTATGGTTATCTAGGAGTTCTATGGATGCAACTAGTGATGATACAAAATATACATATAGTGTTATAGTTGATGGAACTACTTATAGTGCTACTGATTCACATTCTGATGAGGCTGCTAAGACTATAAGTACAAATATAAATAATGTAGATGGATGGCACAGTACTTACTCTGGTAGTATGTTGTATATTAACAAAGATGATTACAGTTCTGATTGGACATTAAGTTACTCAGATAACTTTGGTAATGGTGCTGGGTATGTATGGAAAGGTACATCTACTGCTTTACAGAGATTACCAGCTGTTATGCCTTGGGATAATGTATTAGTTGAGATAGATGGTGACGGTGATAATCAGTTCACTAAGTATTATGTTAAGTACCATAAAGGTTCTTGGTTAGAATACACTAACAACTATGTATATACTGTAAGAACTGATGGTTACTATGATAGACAATTGCCTAAGTTTACTAACTTACCTATAGAGCTACGTAGTGAGGCTGTGGATACTTTTGTAGCTTCAACTACTAAGACTAAGCATAAGGTTAAACCTAGGCTTAAAGGTAATGAGGATAACGCTAAAGACCCTAGTTTTGTAGGTAATACAATACAGAGTATATTATTTGCATCTAATAGGTTGGTATTGTTAACAGCAGATGCTATGTGTCTTAGTGCTATTGATGATTTCTGGAACTTCTATCCTAGTACACTTTTAGGTGTTAAGGCTAGTGATAGGATTGATATTACAATCGCCTCTGATAGAGCATTAACTATTTATGATGGTTTAGTATATAGAGGTGGTATTTTATTACAAACAAGTGAAGGACAGTATCTTCTTAATACATCAAGAGGTATAGCTCCTACAACTCTATCAGTTGATAAGTTATCAGTATATGAATACAACAAACTTGGTGGTGGTGTATATGATGGTAATAGTGTTATATTCTCTAGTAATGCTGGTGAGTATACAACATTATATCGTTATGTATCAGAGGATTTAAATACAGAGAACAAAGGTATTAACCTTACTCTACAGATTCCTTCGTATATACCTAAGGATATTATACAGATTGTATCACACCCTCAAGAAGGGTTACTATTCCTATTAGCTAAAAACTCTAATAAGGTTTATGTATACAAAGAGGTTAAAGATAATGATGACATACTACAGGCTGCATGGTTTACTTGGGATTTCACAGAACTCCTAGGAATAAAAACAGCTTCTCTGGTTGGTTTAATGTCCCATGAGAATAGATTGTATTTAATTTTACGTACTGCTAATGATACTGTATATTATCCAATAGAGTTAAGTCTAGGGGCTATAGGTAGTGACTATGTTTACAAAGACTTAGAGACTATAGATTATCTTAGTGAGATTAAGCTTAGTAAATGGAGACCTAGAGATGGTCAAGATGTACAGATACCTAGAGGTAGACTTCAGGTTCGTACAGCTAAGTTATCAGCTTCTGGGGATAGTATGTTACGTATCGAGAGACCCTCGAGAAATACAATAAAAGATTATACAGTACAGAAAGATATGAGATTAAGTATCCTTGCAGATAGTGAAGATTTAAAGCTTAGTATCAGGTCTATAGGTGATAAGGCTTTCAAGGTTAATACAATAAACTTTGAAGGTACTTATAAGAAATAATAATAATTAAATAAGGAGATTATTAATGGCAATAACAACAGATGTTTATGATGGGCTTAGTGTTGATGGAAGTATTAAAGTATTCCCAGTAGCAAGTACCATCTTGTCAGACTCACATGTTAGGGTACACTTTACGTACCCTGATGAAGTTGGAGGCCCTATGGTAGACCATGAGGTACTTGCAAACACATGGGATGTAATAGATAACTCTATTGTATTTAGAGAAGCTCCAGATGAGAGTTACACTGTAAAGATTACTGTATCAACAACCGGAGAGGGTCTTGAGGTATCACCTAGTGTTGCTTCAACAGTAAATGAGAATATAGAGAATATAATTACAGCAGTTGAGATGAAACCTGAGATTGATATAGTTGCTGAAGCATCTTATAAAGCTAAGGTTATTAACGTTGCTGATAATAAAGTAAATGTAGATACTGTTGCAGGTGATACAACAGCTATAAATCAAACAGCTAGTGATACATCAGCTATAAATGAGATATACAACAATAGACTTGAGATATATGAGGCAGATAATAATGCAGCTATAGCTATAACTAAAGCTAGTGAGGCTGCTGTTAGTGCCAGTGAAGCTGCTACTAGTGCTGGAGAGGCTGTTATAAGTGCTAATGATGCTTTAGCTTCTAAGTATCTAACTGATGATAATGTATTAATTACTAATAATGATGTACTAACTACTAATAGTAATAAAAGTATTACAGCAGCTGATGTTGTTACTACGAATACTAACAGAGATACAACAACTTCTGATAGAGGTGTTGTATTATCCGATAAGTATATTACAGAGGCTTATAAGAAAACTGTAGAATCTCTAAACAACGAAGCAGTTGATGTATTAACTAAGGTTTACACTAGTAATGGAGATGGTACATTCACCTCTGAGGATACAACAGGTTATAGTTGTTATCATTGGCAAGTTAAGGCTCTTGAAGCAGTAACAGATACAGCAAGTGCATTAGATGATGAACTTGGATTAACTTATGAGGGGTTACAATAATGGGTAAACTTACACAACATTTAAAGGATACTAAGGATTATCTAAATACTAGGATGTCTATAGCAGCTTCAAATGTACTAATGAATACATCAAGTGTTGCTATTGATAATACAGTTATTACTAAGAACTTTAGTGAAGTACTATATACGGGTAACGGTGATGTGCAAACTATAACTACAGGAATTAGTTCAATAGACTTCACACAACCAAATAATGGTACAGGATACTATAATAAAAGAGTTGGTAGTGGTTTCGCTGTAGTAGCTGATAGTGCTGTTGATTTAATAACAAGTAGTACTGATACATCAGATGCAGCTAACTGGACTGCTGGTAATAGTGCTAATTTAAGTTCTGATGGCACAACACTTAGCGTTAATGCTGATGATACAAATTATCCATATGCTTTAGAAACTATACAGCTATTGGCTGGGTCATACTTCCTTAGTGTAGAGGCTACAGGTACATCTCCTATGATGTATGCCAATTTAGAAGGTACAGGTTCAGAAGGTAGACTCGTAAATGCTTCTTACACTAATGGGACTATAGGTGGTGTATTTACACTAACAGAAGATGGTGGAATTGATGTGTACTGTTTAATGTACGGTACAGGAAACGATGACACAGCAACATTCAGCAACCTAAGTATATTACCTATTGAAACAAGTGGTTCAGTTGTTGGTAATGTTAGTAGGGTTCATATTAAATGTAGAAGTTATGCTTATGATAATACAATTACTGATGGATTAAGAAGTATTAATCATGACATAAGAACTAATACTACTGGTTCAGAAAATACTGTTAGTGGAGGTATAATCTCTTTTAACGATAACGGTATAAGTGTTGGTGATTATGCAGTTTACAACAAAGACACAGAAACCTATGTACTATACCAAACTCTATACACACATATCAAGTGGGGACTGACTTCGCATAATAAGTTCTGCGTGGAGGCTTATAATCCTATTACTAAACAAGGGATGATACTGTATGAGGGTTCGGGTAGTGCTGGGCATCAGATACCTCATAGTGCTGGGGTTAAAGTAGATTATAGTGAGATTAAGAATCTAAGTATAGCCAAAGACTGGGATGGTGCTATACTTGATACGAATAGAGGACATATTAACCTAGATAACCCGTTAGATGGTGTTATAACGAGTAATGATGATAAGTATATTGAATATTTATATGCTGGTAATAATTACAACGGTAATTATACATACATAACATACTATAAAGCTAAATCAACAGTATGGATTAACGGTACTTATATCGGAACAGGTGTAGCTGGGAATAAGATTGTTACTAAAGATAGTAATGGTAATATTAGGAAACCGTTGAGAGTTATTATTAAGAGGGTTGATGATGTTGGGAATTGGTCAGTATTTGATAAGATAAGGAATGATGACAAGAAGATATACTTAAATCTTTCCGATGAAGAAACAACAGATGCTCAATTATCATTAACTTCTAATGGATTTACACTAATTGTTGGAAGTGGCTCAGTAAACGCACTAAACGGACAATACTACTACGAAGTAGAATTCGATACAAACGCAATATCTGATACACCTGATGGAAGTTATTTCGATAAACCAGTTGACAGTTCAGATGCAGACGCAACGGACACAACTACAACAACAGCAGATTATACAACTGGTACTATTGTAAAAGATAGTACAAGTGGTAAGATGTACAAAGCTATAGTTGATACTTTAGCCGATGATTTACTTACTAATACAGATAAGTTTAAATCACTAAGTACATTATCAATAACAGATGGTACATTTATAAGCTGTACTGGTATTGATGGTCAAGGATATGTTCACAATACAGAAAAGTATTCAGGAACTATTGATTTTAGTGGTGAATCTGATGGATGGAAATGGGTTGGGAAGAAAGCTGACAATTCGTTTATATTCTTAGATAAGAAACCTGAATTTAGTGGAGATTATGTTAAGACTAGTGCTGATGATAATAGATGGATACTGAATAAAGAAGATGGTCGGTTGTATGATACTGTTGGTGGTGAGTTGGTTGTTGGTGGTAACTTTGATACACAAGCTGATGTTGATTTAATAAATAGTACTACTGGTACGGTATCATTATCAAGTGGAAAACTAAGGGTAACACAAGATGGCTCAACTGGGGAAGCTTATACTCAATATGTAGACACGATAATAGGAGAAGAATATAGAATTTCTTGTAATGATATCGGTGGTACTGCTAATGGGTATTTCTTTCCAGTAAAAGCAGATGATAGTTATTATGTGTCCTTGGGTTATAACACTACAGGAAACTTAAGTGCAACATTTATAGCATCTGAAACAACTACTCGTGTTAAGTTTAGAGTTATTGATGGTACTGATGATTATGCAGAGTTTGACAACATAAGCATATTCAAAACAAAACCGACAATAGGAACAATGCAAGAGCCAACTTCATTCTTAAAGAAGCCAGTTATGGTAGCAAGTGAAACACCTATGATGTTAGAAGCTGATAGTTTGGCTGATACGGTGCTTGGTGATGTTGTTGCGGGGAATATTGAATGTGATAATATTGAAGCTAAAGACATCGTTGCAGATACAATAGTTAGTAAAAATCAATGTACTGCTTGGGTTAATTTTGATGGAAGGGATGGAAGTATTAGAGATAGTTTCAATGTCGCTTATGTACTTAGAGAAGCTACTGGAAAATATAGAGTGTATTTTGATAGTACGTTAGAAACTCCTGATTACTCTGCTACTATAACTGCTGGATGGGATTCAGCGGATTCTGCTACTGACTCAAGAGCAATCATATCTAGTAGAGAGAAGGATTATTTTAGATTCCTGAATAGAGAAGATGATGCAACTAATAACTACATCGATAACAGCACTATATGCGTATCAATTATGGGAGGAATTAATTAATGAAAAAGTTTTATAAAATAGAAAATGGTTTAGTAATACAAGGTTCAGGGATTAAAACCCCTGATGATATGATAGTAGTAGGCTCGATAGAGGATACTATAGAGCGTAAAGAAGATGGAAGTTACTACGAGTTCTACAACTTAGATTATACGCCAGACTTTGCTAAGATACAAACAACTCTCGAAGACTCTTTAAAAGCAATAGCGAAAGCTGAAGCTAAAGAAGCCATAAAGGTCATTACAGTTACTACGGAATCTGGTTTAACATTCTATGCTGACCCAGAGAGTCGTACAGACCTTAGTGATGCTATATCAATTATGGTTGACAATGGTATTGAAGAATACTTATGGAAGACTGTTGATGGTGTTAAGACTGTATCGCTTGCAGATATGAAAGAAGCACGACAACTAGGGTTACTTGAAAAAGGTAAACTAGTAGGTGCTGTTGCATAATGGCAGCTGATAACTGTACTCTCTTTCCTGAGGGTACATGGTCCAATTGCTGTAAACGTCATGATAGAAGATACGAGAATAACAGACTGACTAGACGACAAGCTGACATACTATTAAAACGGTGTGTAGCTAAAGAAAACAAGTTAATAAGCTATATAATGTACCTAGGGGTTAGAACCTTTGGGTGGCTGTACTATAATAAAGGAAGGTGATGTATATCTATGAGTGAAACAGACATACGAATTAATGATATAGAGAGAACTCTTGATAGGATTGTACTGATGCAAGAACAAACTACAAGAAACATAGACTCTATAACAAATGATATAAGGGATTTTGGATGCCCTAAGAGTGAGTGTAAAGCTTTAGCTCTAAGGGTTAGTAAGATAGAAGGTATAATGACTAAGTTAAACTGGCTAATATTAGGCCCTGTTGTTACTGCTGTTGTATATCTTGTATTAAATAAATAAAGGATGTAATGATGTTTAAAAACATAATGATTGACCTAGGGTTAACAGTGGCAAGTTTCTTTGCTAAGAGTCATCCTGTAGCTATGATTGTAGTTGCAGGTATACAGAGAATTGTAGCTTCTAAAAGAGAATCTATAAGCAACGAGAGTTACAAAGATGTTATGGTATCTATGGCTAAGTCCAAAGGTAATACAATAACTGAAAAGAAACTAGCAGAGGCTCTTAATGTTTTAGGTCTTGAGGCTGATTGAGTGGCTACATTAGGTGTTGTAATACACTGTAGTGACAGTCCCCAAGGTCGTGGTGATGATGCTTCTACTATTGATAGATGGCATAGAGAACGAGGTTTTGATTGTATTGGCTATCACTATGTAATATTAGAAGATGGTACAATACAACCAGGGAGACCTCATGGTGCTATGGGAGCTCATGCTAAAGGATATAACCATTATACTGGTATATGTCTTATAGGTATTGACAGTTTTACACCACAGCAGTTTAACTCGCTTGAAGTGTTGATAGGGAACTTTGATGTTCCATTAGATAGGGTATTAGGTCATTATGAAGTTAGTGATACTAAAACATGCCCTAACTTTGACGTAGAGGCCTTTAAAGCCTCTTGGTGATACTGATTACCTCGGAGGAGCTTTAAGCTCTTCTAGGGTGTTTAGAATTAATATAAACAGTATACAAATATATATAAGGAGAATATACATATGTGGGTAGCAGCAGCAATGGCAGTAGTGTCAGTAGTGGAGAGCAGAAAGCAGAAAATGGCAGCTAAAAAAGAGGCTAAAGCTAAACAAAAGCTTCTTGAGAAGAAATTAAATATACAAACAAAGAGAGCACAGGAAGGTGTATCAGCTATACAGAAAGGCCTACAACTAGACCTTACAACTAATAAACTTAATAGTATTCTTGAGGTTGGTAACATGGATGTAGCATTAGCTGAATCAGGGTTATCAGGTACAACTTTCAATGAGTTACGTACTGATAGAGCATTAGCTGAAGAACGGACAGCTAGTGGTATGAAGTATAACGCAGAGCAACAAGAGATTGATTTAAATAATAAGCTTGAAAGGTCTAGGTTATCAGGAGAGGTTGAAGCATTGAACATAGAATCATGGAAAACTGCTAATACTCCTAGTAACTTACAGACACTTTCATCAGCTGTTAATACTGGTGTATCTACATACAATTCAACTAAAGATTGGAATAATAATAATACACAAGGGATTAAATAATGAGTAATGATTTATTTGGTGGGTATAAACCTGCAGTGGATGTATCACCTATAGTGACACCACAGATTAGAGAGAGAAGTGTAAAGTCTGACTTTGCAGAGATAGAGAAGCTAGGTGCTTCTTTAATACAAGGTGTTAATGCTTACAAAGACCAACAAGTAGTTGATGCTAGGCGTGAGGTAGCTGAAGCTAAGCTAGTTAAAGCTAAAAATGATGATGAAGCTAAGAGAGTTAAATTAGCTGAAGAAGAGAAAGTATATAGTGTATCTAATAGTATTTCTAAGTCTAGGTTAGAGCTAGAGAATGCTAGGGCTACAGCAAGTGCTATATCAGTAGACCCTAAAGCATCTGAAGAGGATAAAGAGAAAGCATTAACATTTATAAATATAGATTATTATGCTAAGTTAGAAGGTGAATACAAAAAATACCAAGGAGTTGTTGGTGCGTATGATGGGAAGTCTAGGAGTAAACTAGACACAGCCTTAGGTAAACACTATGGTACAGCTATTAAAAAGGCTAGAGAAGACCAGCTAGATGGTATAAATAAAGCTAATCTAACTAGTATTGTAGGTAAAGAAGTTACTAGTGTGTTATCAAATGGCAGCACTATAACAGAAGGATACTCTAGTGTTTTAAGGACTGTTAAAGAGAAATACAAAACTAGTATAAACCCTAAAGATGCTACATCTAGTTATTTCGCTAGTTTAGCCTTAGATGTTACAACTAATGATGTGTTAACTCACGAAGAGATTATAACTATGGGTGATGAACTAGAAGAACTAGCAACTTCTAACAGTAAATATAATCTACGAGATATACCTGGGTATAAAAAACTTAGGAAAGCTTTAGTAACTTTAGATAATAAAGCTACAACTAAGAGGAATAAAGATGTTATTAATACTATACAAGAGTATGAGAAAACTAAAGAGGTGTTGCCTGATATTGTAACTACTAATAAACAATTTGGCCCATTAAAGACAAATGTAGTTAACTCTAAAGAATCTTGGGTAGCTAGTAATTCTATACCAGGGTATGTAGCTGCTCTAATTACTAAAGGAGACTCGCCTAAATTAGCTAAGATAAAAGAGAAAGCACTTTTAGAGAAACAATATGCATATCAGATAGTAGAAGACCTAGATGGTACACATGATGTAGCTATATCTACCATAGCAGACCAAACTGTTAAAACTGTGTATTCAACAAAAGTAAAACAAGAGGTAGTTAATGCTTACGAGGAAGGTAACTTTGATGTAGTACAAGATATAAATATAGTAAACCCTGAGGTTGTGACTACTATGTTAAAACCTCAGATAGGCGCTGAGATATCAACAGTATTTTTAAATACAGAGAACCCTGAAGAAGTACATACAAATGCTAAGAAGCTAGTTGAAAAAATAGATGCTATGGGTAGTGTTGGTTGGGCTTCAATGACACCTCTAAATAGAGCTACATTACAGGCAATGGCTACAGATGGTACTAAATTGAATAGAATCATGGAGCTTAGGTCAGGTAAGATTTCACTAGAGGATTATACATATAGTGATAAAGACTTCTATGAGGCTATGAGTGGGATGCCTGCTGATATGATAGGAGAAGCTAAAGAGCAATTACAGTTATTTGGTATTCTGTATGGTGATTCTTTATCACAAGAAGAGTTAATGGAAAGAGTACTAGATACTAGAGAAGAAAATACACTTACAAATGCTTGGAATGAATCTAGCTATGAGATATCTTTAAGCTCTAAAGTGAGTAAATCCTACCCTAAGAAGGACGCTTTAACTGGATTATTGAAGGCCTATGGTGTTACAGAGTTAGATACAGCCACTGTTGGTATTGTTGGTGCTAATGTATATATAAGTACTAAAGACCCTATGGGACAGCCTGTTACTTTTAAGGTAATACCTAAGGAATCATTTGATGATAGCTATACAACTAGAACACACAATATAGACTATGCTAGGAATAAAGAAGACTTAGATAAGAAGAAAGCTACGAGCACTTTCTGGAAAGGATTGTTTCACACGGAGACAAATAACGACTTACGTAACCCAGCGTTACAATTTTAATATTAATCATGAGGAGGAACTTAAATGATTAGAAACGAAGAACTAGATGTATTACCACAGAGTATAACACCAGCATATATACCAAAGGATACTATACCTGAGTATGACCCTACGGATGATGACAATGCGATACAGAGAGCGTTATATAATAGTAATACAGTAGGGGCTATGATTTATAATAACTTCTCTGATGATGATAGTATTAGAGTTAGAGATAAGGATGTACAAGCTGAAAAGGACTCTGGATTTGAATTCTCTTGGGATAACCCTAAAGTACAAGAGGAATATAATAAGATACCTATAGATATTAGAGAACAAATGTCTGGGAACATACACTCACTTGTTGAGATGCGTGCTAATGCCGCTCGTATACAAAAGATGGCTGATAATAATAATGTATTACACCATCAATATGGAGCTGTAGGAGCATTCGGATTACAAATGGCGACTGGATTAATTGATTACGACACATTAATGCCTTTAAGCTTTATAGGTAAAACTAAGAAAGCCTTAGACCTAGCTAAGATTACAAGTAAATCCACTAGAGCAGCTGCTTATGGTATTGCAGGTGGTACTCAGGCATATGCTTTTGATGCAGTATATCAACAAGTACAAGGGACAGATATAGCAGACCAAAGGATATTTAGTATTCTAGGTGGTTCTGTATTATCTGTAGCAGCTAGTAGATGGATTGATAAGGTAGATACAACAAGTGGCAAGCTTGAAGTTGATGACCCTATTGTAGGCCCTAGAGAAGCTACTTTAGAAGAGAAAGCAACTCTTAAAGTAGAAGAAGGTAGATTAGCAGTAACAGCGTCTGAAGAGAAACTAGTTAAGCTTAAAAAGAGATTAGGTATTGTAGATGATACAACTAATATTAAAGTTAAAGGTAATCTTAAAGATGAACAGGTTAGGCTAAAGAAACATACAGAGGCCTTAGAGAAAGATATAGTAGTAAAGAAGAAAGAGCTTGTAGAAGCAGAGAAAGCAGCTAAGAGAGCTAAACATGATGAGGCTACTAATAATCTTAACATAACTAAAGATGCTGTTAGAACACATGAAACATCTACAGCAGTTATAGTTAAAGAGCAGAAGGTTTTAACTAAGAAGATACAAAAGCTTGAGGCTAAAGAGAAGGCAACTAAAGAGACTCAACAAGAGTTAGGGATACTTAAAGAAGCTAAACAAAGACTTGAAGTAGATTTAAAGAGAAATAAAGACCTTATTAAGAAGGCTCAACACCATAAGAATAAGCATGGTACAACTACTAAGAATCAACTAGCAGCTAAGATGGCACAACAAAGAAAAGAGATACAAGAGATTAGCAAGAATCTTAAGAAACTTAGTAAAAGAGTTACTATGTCTAAAGAGGATATATCTGCATTAAAAGCAGCTAAACAAGCTTTAATTGATAATGGTAATATGTTACATAATGCATCTAAAGAGCGTAGCAAGCTTCACGGAGATTTAGAGACAGCTACTAGACTACAGAAGAGAGCACATAGCACATTACCTAAGAATAAACCTGAAGTATCTCATAGAAACATAGATGATATTAAGAAAGAGATTAAAGCTAGTGAAGATACAATAATCAGTAACAAGTCAGCTTTGGATTATGCAACTAATACATACAAAAGACTATCTAAGCAAGTTAAAACTTATACAGCTACAGCAAAGTCAGCTACAACTAGATTTAGCGATGCTGTTGATGAGTTAGATAATATAGCTGAGAAAGTTTTAGATGAATTACACGATGGCTCTAAGTTAGAATTAAACTGGTTTGAGAAAACTATGCTATGGACACCAAGTTCGTATCTACATTCTTCTAGTAATAAAGCTTTAAATAAATTAGGTGACTTATTAGTAGCTCCTTACAAACCTAAGAAGTTATTGGATGGTACATTTGCACCTACTAGACCTAATGCTATGTTCTTTAAACAACAGTTTAGTAATATACATAGAGTAATGTATGTTGAAACACTACAAGCATTTGCTAAGGCTACTAAAGAACAAGGATATAAAGGTGACTACAAACAGTTTATGATGGATGTAGGGGATACCTATAGACAAGCAAGTCAACAAGCACTTAGAGAAGCTCATAGTAATATACCTTCTTTTATTAAAGGGGAAGCTTTAGACGAAGCAATATTAAAAGCTGAGTCAGGTATTACTGTTGTATATACAAATAAGATACAAGCAATTAACGATGCTGCTGAAGCTGTTAAGAAGTTTAATATTACTTATGGTAAAGCAGGTAAAGAGTTAGGTGCTGCAGGTATGGAAGGTATATCACTTAATGGTACATACCTTAGTCGTAACTTTAATCATGAGGCAATAGCTAAGATAGGTAAGCCTAAAGCAATACAACAGCTTACTCAAGCTATGAGAGAACATATAGCTAATAGAGACTTATCAGATGAACAACTAGCTAAAGAAGCTACAAGAGTTATTAACAAGGTTAGTGAACGAGGTATCTTGTATGATTCTTTAATAGGTGTTGATAATGCTGGTGTACATCAACCTACTTCAGTTAAACAACGTACAATACATTATTATGAAGATGGTGTATTATCATTACTTAATAAAGATTTAAATGAAGACCTATTAGCTTATAATTACAGAATGTCAGGTAAGTTAGCTTTACAGAAAGCTTTAGGTGTATCTACAAGAGCACAGATTACTGAGCTTATGAGTAAGTTAGCTAATGAAGATGGGGCTACAGCGAAGGATATGAAGAATGTGGCAGCTGTTATTGATACTGTATTAGGTACTAGAGAGATTATGAAGAATCCTACAGCTCTTGGTAATACTGCTATGAGAATGGTAGCTAAGACTAATAGTATTATTTATGGACCAGGCTTTGGTATTACATCTTTAACAGAGATGGCTAATATTGTAGGTACTACAGGTGTTAAGAACACTATGGGATTACATTTCGATGCTATTAATAGTACATTTAAGATGGCTAGAGGTGAAGATGTACCTGTAGAATGGATAAATGAAATACAAGCTATTGGTCTTGTAGGAGATATTGTACATGGTCTTCATATGCAAAGGTATGATGCTTCTGATTCTATATCAACTAGTAACGCACTAGAGAAAGCTTTAGATTTTGGTAATCACTTTGTACATAAGATAAGCGGATTACAACATACAACAGAGGCACAACGAGTTATAACTATAGGTGCTGGTATGAATGACATTGTAGGGATAGCTAAGAACTTAAATCCTAGTACAGCAGACCTTAAGAGACTTGCAGTATATGGGTTACAGACAAAAGATTTAGATGGTATTAGACATCTAGTGGATACAGGGGTTATTAAGTTTGATGGAGCAGGACACCTTAAAGCCTTTGGGTTTGATAAGTGGGACACAGCTTTATCAGATAAGATACAATCAGGTTTGTATACACATATGGTTAATACTGTATTACATCCAGATGGTGCTACGTTACCATTGTTTTTAACTAATAATGATTTTGTAGGTAAGATAATGTTCCAGTTCTTAAGATTCCCTGCTGCTGCCCATGAGAAGTTAATGTTACGAGGGTTGGATTTAGCAGATGCTAGACAAGCTGTTGGTATCTTAAGTTCACTAGCTCTATTCACATTAGTAGCTAAAACTAAAGATTTCCTTAAGGGAGAAGATAGGTTCGATTTAGATACTGAAGAAGGTGTTAATAACCTTACGGGATATTTAATAGCAAATAACTATATGACTGCTTCTTTAGCTGGAGGTAGTGATTTAATATATTCATTAGCAACAGGTAAGTCAGCATGGTCAGATTATACACAAGGTACAGCGAGTGTTCTTGGTGTTACTAATGCTACATATGGAGGATTTCAAAGAGCTATAGGAAGTCTTCAAGAAGGTGAAGTTAAGACTGCGTGGGATAAATTACAAACACCTACGGAACACTTCTGGGCTACACAATTAGTAACCCAATTAATAACAGGAGAAGAATAATGGCAAAAGCTAGTTTAGAGAGTTTAAATACTCTACACGACTTAGTGGCCAAAGAGTTAGCTAGAGGTCTTGATGACCCTAGAACACTAACTGCGGCTATTAAGTTTTTAAAAGATAATGATATAACAGCTGATTTAATGACTGATGAGAGTGAGAACTCTTTAGGTACAGCAATCAGAGAGCATTTAAAGATGCCAAACAGAAACAAGACCTTATCAGTAGATGATATGTTGTCTATGGAGGCTTAGAAGCTCTTTTAGGGGTCTACCCTAGTCATTGTATACCTAAATGGTTATAGTGGCTTGTAGGCTCTTATAAAGCGTTTTAGACGCTATTAACAATCTAGGAGGATTAAATGAAATATTGTAAGACATGTGAGAAGAACAAAAAGAACAAATACTTTTATGCTACAAATAGCAGTAAATGTAAAGAGTGTATATCAGAATACAACAAGAACTATAACAAAGGTGCTATACAGCCTAAAGGTGATGCAGGATATGTGTATGTAATTACTAACCCAGCTTGGGATGGATACTATAAAATAGGATTGACTATAAACCTTAGTAAGAGGTTAAGTACATACCAAACAGCATCACCACTTAGAGACTATAGTTTCTTAACTACAAAGAGTGTTGATGATATGCATATAGCAGAGAGAAAGGTACTGGAGGAACTTAAGAAGTTCTATGATGTTAAAGGTGAGTGGGTTGTAGCTAGTAAAGCTGAACACATAATACACCTAGTGGAAGGATTGTAATGAATGATAAACGACAACAAGAACTAGAGTTAGCAGCTTTAGATGACTTTAAAGTATTTACTATGTTGGTATGGGAACACTTAAGGATGCCAAAGCCAACTGAGATGCAATTTCATATCGCTACATTCTTACAGGAAGAACATTCTCGTAAATTCTTGGCCGCATTACGTGGGATAGGCAAGACATACCTAGGGGGTACATATGCTTGTTGGAAGCTATTAAGAAACCCTAATGAGAAGATACTTATTGTATCACAGTCAGGAACACACTCTGATGCTATTGCACAGTTTGTACGTCGGTTGATAGATACAATGCCTATGTTAATGCACATGAGTCCTGATATGAGTAAGGGGCATAGAACATCTATTACAAGCTTTGATGTTGGAGGTGCTGAGATAACAGTACAACCTAGTGTTAAATCATTAGGTATTACAAGTCAGTTACAAGGAAACAGAGCTTCTCTACTAATCTCAGACGATATTGAGGGGAAGCAAAACTCAGCTACAGAAGTACGTAGAGAACAGTTATCATTACAAGCAGCAGAATTCGAAGCTATCTTAATGACAACAGAAGGAGCAGAGATTTTAGTATTAGGTACATACCAGAGTGCTGAATCTATATATCATGGTTTCACAAGAGATGGTTATATTACTAGAGTATTCCCTGCTAGATATCCAGTAGATACGTCTATTTATAATGGTTGTTTAGCTCCTTATATAGAAGAGAGATGTAGAACTAAACCTGAATTATTAAATACACCTATTGACACTAGATTTACTGATGAAGATTTAATACGTAGAGAAAGTAGATATGGTAAGTCAGAGTTCAACTTACAGTTTCAATTAGATACATCACTTAATGATGCTAATAAATACCCATTGAAACAGAGTGACCTTATAGTAACTGATTTAGATATATTTGAAGGGCCTAGGGCTATTACATGGAGCTCAGAACCCTCTAAGGAGATTACAGCTATACCTAACATAGGCTTTAGAGGTGATAAATTACATAGACCAGGCACAGTAGCTGAAGAACTTAAGAAGTATGAAGGTGTTGTATTGGCTATTGACCCTAGTGGTACTGGTTCAGATGAAACAGGGTGGGTTGTAATAGCACACCTTCTGGGTAGGCTATATGTATTAGACTTTGGTGGTTTTAATGGTGGTTATACTGAAAAGAACTTAATGTTCCTAGCAACTACAGCTAAGAAGTATAAGGTTAATGAAATATATGTGGAGGCTAACTTTGGAGATGGTATGTACTCTGCACTGTTATCACCTATAATGAATAGTATATATCCTTGTCATATAGAGGAGGTTAAGGTTACTACTCAGAAAGAGGTTAGGATTATAGATACACTAGAGCCTATAATGAATCAACATAGACTAGTATTTAATTATAGTAGTTGTAATGAAGATGTAACTAGAGGATTATCTGACCCTAATAAAATGATGTATAGTTTAATGTTTCAGTTAACACATATAACCAAAGAACGTCAGTCATTACGTCATGATGATAGATTGGATGTATTAGCTTTAGGTATTAGTTATTGGTTAGAACGTGATGTCCTTGAGCAGAACCTTGATAGTGCTTTAGAAGCCTATAAGAAGAAACAATTAGATGATATGTTACAGCAACACAGTAATCGTTATAAGAAGAATCCTTTATATAATGGCAATAATAAGTCATCTGTTGGTAGTAAATCTATGAGGAATTCAATGAGAGCCTTTAGATAAGATAAAAGCTCTGTATGTCCCTATGGCTAGGGGCTACAGGCTAAAAAGGGTGTTAGAGTGGACATATTAGGAAAGACATGATAACTTTAATAACAAACTTAAAGGCTAATGACCCTGCCCTCAAAGAACATTACTGATATAGATAATTTTAATGAGCTCTCTCGCCTCCGAGAGTTCTTTAAAGGTATCTTGCTTAGGATATACAATACGATGTTACAGCTATAGAACAATACTTTTGCAGGTACTATGGTAGTAAGGCTTGATGCACCTCGTAACCCCTTGTATTATATGTCGTTCTTTGGGGATGCAGAAAAACAAAGATAACTATAAAAAACAACTTAAAAGCTTAAAGGCCTTCTTAAAGAGTCTTTAAAGTATGTTAGGATTCCTAACAGTAACCAAGGTAGTTTGTATTCTACAAGAACCTTGTATCGCTGTTAGGATTCCTAGCGTTACCTTAAAGCATCCTAGAGGTTCTGTAAGCCAATTACTATTGATACCTCCTTTGTTTATAAAGTATATAACTTATTGTATCCTTTATGTAATATAGCACCAGGGAGCTTTGAGATACCTTAGGGGTCTGTAAAAATACTACAGAAATCCCAAGGGGTATCATCATAATCCCAGGCACACCTAGCCCCCCATAGCCCCTTGTAAATCCTCAGTGATTCGCTAGGGGCTTTTTAGCTTCACTAATCATCTCAATGTACCTTAACGATACTCACTATCATTATCATATTGTATCTACCTACCATTCACATTATACCTTAATGTATCCTTTAGATGCCTTGAGTTCCTTTAATATCCTTCGAGATGTTACTAATCACTACATACTATACCCACCAACCACGAACCCATAGGGCTTTAAGCCTCCTACTGTTACCAAATGAAACACCTGAAGCCACTGAAGGAAAATTTAGGACTCTTTAAGAATTCTTTAAGCTTCCTTTCGCTATTCTCACGCCTACGCCTACGCGTTCCTTTATACACTATAAGCCACTCTATGCTTCCTTAAGTTCACCTTAGCTCCCTTAACTAATCACTATCTTTTATTGTATCTTAAGAGTCCTCTGCTATACTTCCCTTATCACTTTGAGATACACCCAGTAACTTAACGACTGATAAATAACTTTGATAATTTGTATAAGCTTTAAGATTACTTTAAGAGTAACCTGCTATACTTACACTATCAAAACAACTAAAGGAAAAACAAATGAAAACTGAAACAACAAACGAAACAACACTTAAAGTACTTACAACTACTATAAGAGAAACACTAACTGCACTAGAGAGTGCTGATAATAGCTCTAAGGCTCTATTTAATGAAGCTAAACAATACCTAGCTAGTGTATCTTCTTTAGACTCTGGTGTATCTGCCTTAAAGAATATCATTAACGAAGAAGCTATCAATTATACTTCATACTATAAAAATAAACTACTAACAATAGTTAAATACAGTACAATAGCTACAAATAGTAAACTAGCAATAGATACAAATATGATGTATTGGTATAATGTTGAAAAAGCCTTAAAACTTATGGAACACTTAATGGAAAACTATACTTCTGATGTATCTACTATTAAAAACCTATTGAATGGACTTAAAGGTAAAACTAAAGCTCTTACAGCAACTAGAGGGGATAAAAACACATATAATGAACTGTATTCAGCTAAATTAGCCGAGCTTTACAAAGAATACAAACTGGAAGATGATGAGGAAACTAAAGGTATCAAGATAGAAACTATGTTCAAACTGTTAAGCCTTGATGCTCAAAAAGCTTTAATTGCAAAACTTAGTAAAGGATTAAGCGAAACTAAAGAATAGTTATTGTATACTTACAGTATCTAAAGTTTATAGAGGGTATAATTACTATTGTATCTTCTATTAAGCCTTAAAAGCTTAAAGTTATTTAAATTATTAATGTATGTTACCGACTATATAGGGAACTAAAGAGATTTTAAACATTTCTATGATAGTAATTAATGTATCGCACTTACGGTGGGTACTAAATGTTACTTAGAATTGACACAAATACACTTAACTCTAAAAAATAAGTGAAATGAAAGTGATGGGTTTAATAGTTACCATAAACTATTTGTAATATTTAATGTATTACTAAAGGTTCATACAGAGCCTTTTAAGTGCATTAGGCAACACCAAGCACCTTGAAACCTTTTAAAGGGCTTCTAGGGTGCTTAAAACAACGATAAAGGATAACAATGAAAAATAACTATACAACACGGGACCTACTAATCTTACTCCACAATGGTTATGTATTGAAAAATATAACTGGTGGTATTGTAGTACTAGATGAGCAAGGCAGCCAACAAATAAGACAAGCCCAGAACTACCCTAGAACTAAACCATATAAATTCAGTAACCCAGAGTACTGGGAGATACTAGGGGTTCGTAAAGGACACTTACCAACTCTTTGGGAAAAGATAGTGTATTTCGTATCATCAAAGATACTGTAAACTTAAAACTAACTTAAGAAAGGACATATTAGGAGAAGCCTAGAAAAATACCCCAGAAACTTTAAGATTATATAGAGTACAGTAAGGATACCTAATCAATCAGTTAGGATTATGAATCTATAAGACAATAACTATTAACAAACAACTAAGGAATAAACAATGAAAAAGATAACAAAGAAACAACTATTAATTAACAACCCAGTATTTAAAAGAATGATAACTACTATAGCTAATAACTATAATGTATTACGAGCTATAAATAAGAAGTTACCATTCAGTGATAACAGTGATTGTATTTCTGTATTAGCTACCGCTATAAACAATTGTAAAGATGAATTCAATGTATCAGTAAGCTTCATAACAAAGAACCTTGGTATTGACCAAAGAACGATGCAAAACATCCTTGGAGAAACATACAGAATACAACAAGTTAAAAGGAATCCTAACAGTTTCCTAGATGATAGAATGTATTATGCTAGAGCTGTTGTATCTAATAGTATGACTGCACAAGAAGTTGCAGATACTACAGGGTATGCTATAATTACTATTCGTAAATGGGTAAAAGATTACAGAGCATATGGTAGTGATACTATGAGAGCTGTAGCATTTAGTAGAAGGAGTTTATAATGAATGATATATTTGGATTACAAGAGATAACAGTAGACCAAGCACGCAAACTATGGGAAGCTAAATATTTAGTGAAGGTTATAGAGCCTGATTATAATATTAATCATTGTTTTGGGTGTCCTCCTGGACAATGGGCTAGTGGTGCTAAATACTATTTATCTGATAGTGTTACAGCTTATGATGACTACAAACTATTTAAAGCCCCAGTAGACTCTATAGACAAGCTTAAGGCTCTTTATATTTCAAAGCTAACTTCTCATAGGCTTTCAGACTTATTAGATATTAAAGTAGCTAGGTATAATCTTTGTACTAATCCTTTAGGTACTACAAGTGATAAGATGATATATAATGGCCCTAGTGGTAACTTCTATGTTGGTAAAGAACAAAAACTACCTATCAAACTTGGTAAGGTTATAAAACAGTTACTACCAGAAGCCTCACCACTAGAGATAGAAGGCTTTGTAAGTACTTGGAAGAAAGCCTATACAGTTGATACATCTACAGTAGAGCTTAGAGATGATATTGTATCTATATATGATGAAGGTGGTTCTGTAGGTGGTAGTTGTATGAGTGGTTATGGTGATAGACTAGAGATATATGAAGATTTAGGCTGTAAACTGTTATGTAGCTTTGAAGCTAATGGAATTACTCTTAATGCTAGAGCTATTGTATGGTATAATAACCTAGAAACAGTAGATGGGGCTAAGGATGTAGGTATTCTTGTAGATAGAATCTTCTATAATACTGAGAATGCTAAACTTACTATACAGAAGTATGTAGAAGAGCAAGGCTGGAAGTTTTTATATGAGAATGATGACATACCTCATGTAATTACCAAAGAATCTGTAGGCAGCTATGCTGAAGTTCCTTATATTGATACAGTATATAATGTACTGACTGTTGATGGGTTCTATAAACTTACAACAGAAACTTGCTGTGATGATAGATTACAACAAACTGATGGTTCTAGTGAGAGTTTATGTGGTATCTCTGAGATGCTAAATGAGGATTATATTTACTGTATAGATTCTGATGATAGACAGTACCAAGATGACTGTTACTATTGTGAAACTGATGACGAGTGGTATTGTAGTGATGAGTATTTAGTATATGTATATGGGAGAGGATATTACTTAAAGGATGATGACAACCTAGGGTTCTTTGAAGATACCAAGGAGTACTTCCATCACTGTGATAACAATACAGTATATACAACAGTAGACGGTGAACACTATAGTGACTGTATGGACTTAATATACTGTGAAGATATAGATGGTTGGCTACATGAAAATGATTGTTACTATTATGTAGAAGACCTAGCTGTATATTATTCAACAGATAGTGACCTACTAGACTACGAAGGTAATTACTACAGCTCACAAGAAGCTATAGATGAAATAAAGGAAAACAAAGATGATTAACAAAACAATACTAGAGGTACTTAAAGCCTCTCAACAACAATTACATAAAAGCCTAAAGACTATAGATGGAATCCAAACATACCCTATGTACTCTATATATAGTAAAGGAGACCCTAAGGTTTTAAAGCCAATGTTGTGTGTTCACTTAGATACAATAAATACTTGTAGTCTTAAGGTTGATAAGGAGCTACAGGACAGTGATTTTATTACAACTGGTGGTATTGTTAGAGTGAATCCTAACAGCTCTTTAAACTGTCTTGGTGGTGATGATAGGGCTGGTGTATGGATTGCTTTACAACTAATAAAGTATATGGAAGAAACTCAAGACTTTAAGTATGATATAGGTTTCTTCCTAGATGAAGAGATTGGTTGTATTGGGAGCTCAAGCTTCATTACAAATACATTAGATTATAATACTAGTTGTTATATTGGACTAGATAGAAGAAGCTCTCTAGGAGTTCATGAAGTAGCTATATATGGTGATGATAACACAGAGCTTATAGATATTTTTGAGAGTCTTGACTATAAACTAGAGATGGGTTCTATAACTGATGCAGCAACCCTAGCAACTCAAGAGATAGCTTGTGTGAACTTATCAGTAGGTTATGACTTTGAACACACAAAACAGGAGGTACTGCATCTTGAGTGTATGTTATATACTTTAAAGGTCTTACAAGAGCTTCAGCTTGAAAGTAAAGAATACCCTAGCGATTACCTAGGGAGTTACTATAATAGCCCTAGTGCCTCTCTAAGGTACACTGAGGATGTATATGAAGACCACGAGATACTTAGAGAGTTTCTATTCTCTATGGGTTATGACCCTGATGATATTATAGAAGAACATTACAATGTACTAGGAGGTATTTTAAATGTATAACAGGGAGTTAGCCCTTTGGTTAGCTAATGAAGCTCAGAAAGCTCCTCATTATGCTGAGAGAGTATGTTACCTAAAGGTATTAGAAAGAATAGAAAAGGATAAAGAATGTTTAAAGGAGATAAAAAATGATTGAAGTTGATGCTAACGAACATTACCTACAGACCTACCTAAGTGGTGAAGAACAAATGGAAGATGCTTTAGAGTGTTTCCTAGAGTCTGTGGATAATGACTTTATTGTAATAATGGAGATTGTGGATAAGATACAACAAGGTGCAAGTACTTATGAGTATCTTGGAGTAGAGTATGACTTCTCAGAAGAAGTTTTAAATGAAATAAAAGAAAGGTTATAAGAATATGTGTAGAAATTATAGAAAAGAAAATAACGAAGAGATAGCTCGATGGGTAGAACAAGATAGGCCTAAGGTGTGGTTTAAAGATTATGATGGTTGGTTACTATTAACAGAAACTCCTATATGGTGTGATGATTTTAAATATATAGTAGACGATAAACATGTAGATATTAGAAAACAACTTCATGATAACCCAGGGCTTAAAGTAGAAATGTTAGCTGTTTACAATGGTGATTGGCTATCAGCAGCAAGCCCAAGATTTCAGTTAGCTAGTGATTATCGTATAGCACCTAAAGCTTTCAAACCATTTACCCTAGAAGTAAATACACTTGAAGAAGCTCAGGAACTATGGCATAGATTGAATACAGCTTATGGTACAATAAAAGATAATGTAAGTGGATGTACTACTATCCCTTATCCTGAAGATTCTACAACCTTTAATATGTGGAATACTATAGATAACAGGATGTATTATGAGTGCTAATGTAACTTTATTAACAAATACACCCCTTTGGATAGCTGATAAGGCTATAGGTAAGTGCTGGGATAAACCTAAAGATGAGTGTGATGTAGCTAGGATAGAGAGAGTTGCTAACAAAAACAAACACGCTTCAACTATAGAACATCTAACATATAGCTTTGATATTACGATGTCAAGGTGTTGTCTTCAAGAATGGGCTAGACATCGTATGGCAAACCTAAGTGTTAAGAGCTCTAGGTATACTTTGAAGGAGCTTAAAGATTCTGAATACAAAGATTTACATACATTCTTAGTTAAATGTGGTGTAGACTATATAGATAATTGCAATGTAACTACCTTAGTAGCATTACAGAGAGCTCTTGTATCTGGAGTAGCTAATGATAAGGTAAAATATATGCTGCCTGAAGCTTACAAAACATCTATGGTATGGACTATCAACGCTAGGTCACTTCAAAACTTCCTAGCACTTAGAACATCACCTGCAGCACTATGGGAGATACGTAACTTAGCTTACGAGGTATATGATAATCTTCCAGAAGACCATAAGTTTTTATTCAAGGAGTGCTTATATGAAGACAGTAACTAATGATATCTTAGATAACCTAGATGTTATAGTAGCAGAACATGAAAATGTATACAAAATGTTAATGACTAACTTTGCAACAGCCTTAATGGATGTAGTTACTGCTACAGATGATACAACAGCTAAGGAATCTGGGGTAATGTTAGAAGTCTATAGTAAACAACTAAACAAGTTTGTATTGGATTTAATAGCTAATCAACAATATAAAGCTTAATTACACCTTAAACCAGGACATATTAGGAGAAACTATGATTGGAACATTAGATAAACAGAAACAACTAGAGTTTGATGCTTATGATATAGCTTCCATTAGAGCCAAAGAAGAATTCCTAAGGGTAACTGAAGGAGAGCAAGGAGCTGAAACTAATGAAGGTATTGTATTTATCAAGAAGTTGTTACCACCAGTAACAGATAAGATTAATGAGTACCTAACGTCTAAAAGCTTACGAGGAACTTCCTTCCAAACTAGAGAACCTGTTATGGACTATCTAGGGAAAGAGAGCAACCTAGCTTATATGGTATTATCTGCTATCCTTAATGGAACTTTGAGTTCCTTTGGTGGTAAGTACAAACCATATACTGTACCACTATTAACAGTTGCTAGGTTGGTACTTAATAGTATCAAACAAGAATACAAGATAGAAAGGTTTAAGAATGAAGCACCAAGACTTGATGTATATATCGACAAGAAATACAAAAAGCTTAGTGTAAGAAGACGAACTAATAAGAAGATGATGTTAGGTAAGAAGAAGTTAGCATTAGGAAACCCTGATAACATACAAGGATTTACTCTAGGAGTTAACCTAGTTGATGCTGTAATTAAGTCTGATGTAGGCTTCTGTAAGATAGAGGTTATACGAGAAACAGCTAAACGTAAAAGAACTATGTTGACCTTAACAGATGCAACAATAGAGATTATACAAAGAATGAATGATATTGGGCCTCTATTCCACTATAGTTACCCTATAATGGTAATACCACCTAAAGAGTGGACTGGTTTTAGAGGTACTGGAGGATATCATGCTGGTATCTTAGATATTGACTTAGTTAAGATGCATAATGATAAAGCTAACAAGAGAATGGTTAGAGGTTACTTTGAGAACCATCCAGAATTCACCAAGAGATATACAAATATTGTAAATGCTGTTGGTAGAGTTCCTTGGAAGATAAATCAAAGAGTACTTAAGGTTCTGGAAACAGTTTATGATAAACATCTAGTAGATTATACCAAAGAATATTCACTTATTGGTGGTATACCTGATGATGACCTTCCTAATCCTTATGATTTAGTTCCTATCGTTGAATTTGACCCTGATAATACACCACCTTATGTAGAGTATCGTGATAAAATCACAGCTCTTGAAGATAAGTTTGATGTATTGAAGTCCAAAGGACTAGTGGTTAAGTTAGCATTATCAACAGCTAAGAAATATAAAGACTATGACAAGATATACTTTAGCTATCAAGTAGACTTCAGAGGTAGATTGTATCCAATACAACCACACTTGAATCCACAAGGAGCTAAAGTAGTTAAGAGTCTGTTATTATTCGCTGAAGGGAAACCTTTAGATACAGATAAAGCAGTTGAATGGTTCAAGATACATGGTGCTAACCTTTATGGTTATGATAAACTATTGTATCCTGATAGAATACTAAAGATTGAGGAGATGAATGATGAGATTTGTAAGATTGCAGATGACCCCTTGGTTAATCGTGAATGGACGGAAGCAGATGAGCCTTTCGCATATCTTGCTTGGTGCTTTGAGTATAGTGATTGGATTAGAAATCCTAGTGCTTTTATCTCACATATTCCAATAGCCCTTGATGCGACATGCTCGGGTATACAGCTATATTCTGGACTTATGAAAGATAAGAAAGGTGCTTTAGCAGTTAATGTACTACAGGCAACTGATAGTGAAGGTAATAAATGTATTGCTGATATATATGGTGAGGTTGCAGCTTGTGGTAATAGATACCTAGAGACAGGTGACTATGAGAAGAACATACACTATACAACAAAGGACAAAGTAAGTCACACAGTAAACTTAGAGGCTTTAGGTAACTCAATGATGGGTAGACTAAACCGTAAGATTGCTAAGAGAAATACTATGACCTTCCCCTATAATGTATCTACTTTTGGTATGAAAGACCAAGTGCTTACAGATATTATAGAACCATACAAGAATACGAAAGACCAGTTCTGGCTTGAAGGAGCTGAAGACTGGCAGGTAGCAACTCTAGTAGCTAAACTGAACTATAAAGGTATCAGTGAGGTTGTAGAAGGAGCTGTTGTATGTAGAGACTTCCTTAAGTCATTAACACGAGAGGTTGTTGAGAAAGGGGCGTTTATACAATACAATACACCTATATTTGGATTCCCTGTTGTACATCGTATAGTTAAATATAATGTATCAAGAGTTACAACAGCATTAGCCAAGCTTACTATAAGAACACCAACAACTGTTCTTGATGGTACTAAGATGGTTAATGGTATTGCACCAAACTACATACATTCCTTAGATGCAACCTTGATGTTCAGAACAGTTGAGAGGTTGCTGGCAAGTGGTGTATCTAGCTTTGCTCTAATACATGATAGTTATGGGGTTCATGCAGCAGATACAGAGAAACTAGCCCATGAGGTTAGGGAATCATATATAGAGTTATTTGAAGATAATCCATTGTATGATTTTACAGAGCAGACAGCACCTTTTAAGGCGTTGGAAGCTAAGGAGTTACCGATAGGTGACCTAAACATACAGGAGGTACGAAACAGTGAGTACATATTCAGTTAATGACAACTTATAAAGAAGAGACTAGGGAGTACCTAGCAAACACGATAGATTCTATATTAACTATAGAGTCATCAAGAGCACGTCAAAGTGCATTACGAGGTATATTAATGGTAGTAGATGATATTAAATATGATTTACAACTGTTACTAGGAGAGGCAGCCGCATTAGAGGCAATAAATAACAATAAAAATAAAGAGAGACAATAACATATGGCAGTAGCAATTAAAAAACCCTTCACGATTAAAGGACAAAACGTAACATCACCAAGAGGTAACGCTTTATGGGCTAAGTTAGATACACCTGATAGAGAATACAATGCTAAAGGACAGTTTTCTGTAGATTTAGTAGTCGACCCTCAAGCACCTGGTGTACCTGAATTCCAAGCAAAACTTGAAGCACTTAGAGATACTGCGATGGAACAAGCAAATGAAGGTAAACCTAAACCTAAACAATTCAAACCAAGACCAGTATTTAAAGATGAATACACTAAAGATGGTGACGAAACAGGTAATATTGTATTTAAATTCAAGATGAACAATGTTGATGATAGAAGACCAGGGCAAAACAAAGTTAAACTTGTAGGACCTAAAGCTTCAGCTGGAGAGATTCCTATGGTTGCTATTGGTAATGGTTCATTAATTAGATGTGTTGCATTTGCTAACCCTTATGCAATGGCTTCAGATAAAACTGTTGGTATCTCATTGATACTTGAGAAAGTACAATTACTTGACTTAGTGCCTATGGGTGGTGGTAACGATGAGCTTGAAGATGAAGACTCTGATTTAGAATTACCTACAGATAATGGTGAGTTTGCTGATGAAGACGAATCAGGGGACTTCTAGTAGATGGCTAAGGGAGATATACACTCCCTGAAAGTACCATACTTCCTAACAGTTAGAAACAAGAGGCATAGTCTTAATCTAAATCAGTACAGAAATGCTCACTATCAGCTTACAAACAAGTTGAAACGACAGTTCAAAGATGTGATTACAGACGATGTACTTGATTTACCTGTTATGGATAAAGTTAAAATACATTACAAGATATTCTATGAGAACAAGAGATTGTTTGACTTAGATAATATAGCAAGTGTGGTTAGCAAGTTTACACAAGATGCTCTAGTAGAGCTAGGTAGACTACCTGACGATAACTACCAACACATACAACAGATTACAGCTACCTTTGGTGGTATTTGTAAAGATAATGCGTATGTTGAGGTAAGAATAAAAGAGATTTAAGGAAAAATCAATGAACGAATTTGAAGATAGAGACCAGATAGCAAGAGAACTTATGTATAACGATAGGTTCTTACCACACCATGAAGCCCTTACAAAGGCACAACATATATTAGATAACTTACAGGAGATACAATGTGGATAGACAAGATACAGCGGAATTTAGCTACCATACTTCTTGTGATGACTGCGGGTCTTCTGATGGTTGTGCGGTATATGATAACGGTAACACCTATTGCTTTGCTTGTGAGAGCTACACTTTTGGGGACAGTGAACAAGTTGATAGACGACCTAAAACAGGCAAGACTATGGCTTTAATAACTTTTGAACCTCAAGTACTAGCCGCAAGGAAGATACCTGAGAGTATCTGTAAGCAATACAAATATGGGATAGGTACTCTAGGAGGTAAGGTATGTCAAGTAGCTAACTACTATAATAAAGATAGACAACCAGTAGCCCAGAAGATTCGATTCGCTGATAAAACCTTCAAGTTTCTTGGGGACACTAAAGACGCTATGATGTATGGACAACAATTATGGTCATCAGGTGGAAAGAAATTAACAATAACTGAGGGAGAGATAGATGCTCTTTCAGTTGCAACAGCTTTTGATGGTAAATACCCAGTTGTATCACTATCATCAGGAGTACAAAGTGCAAAGAAGGAATTAGCTCGACACTTAGAGTGGATTTCAAGCTTTGAAGAAATATATCTATGGTTTGATAATGATGAGCCTGGTAGAAAAGGTGTAGAAGAGTGTATTAATATACTCCCTATAGAGAAGGTTAGGATTATAAGACA